AATACCCCTTGGATATTACAGGATGGTAGGTATTTCAGACATTCACTCAGTTTCTTGGCGAGTCCACCATTATAATATCTTTGAACATCTGCTTGTGTCTTACATATCTTTGGCTCTTTAGCAAAGACACCTGTCTTATGTCCTACAAAGAACTTACCATCTGATGGATCTGTTCCACAAACTACAGCAGGTGCTCCATCAAATTTGGTTGTTACTTCTACGCCACCACCAGGATTTCCAGATAGAAAGTCAGCTACTCCTTTGAGTACTTCAATAGCTTCCTTCGCACCCTTAGTTCCATCTGTAAGAATACGATCTTCTACGTGGGTTATGTGGGTGTTGCGAGCCATTGGGTGATACCCTTTATTCTATATTTATTGTAGCACACAATGGCTCTGGTGTCTAGCCTCCGTCGGCAGCGCAGCCAACCATTGCTCCAGTAACAACTCCAAGAGGAATAGCCCAGATACGTCCTTCATCTCGTGAAGCAATAGCACCTACAGTACCACCAGCAATACCACCAACGATAGTACCTCCAATACAGGAGTTATCATCAGTGTGGCGACTGTGGTGATGATGCCTACGTCTGGGACGTGCTGCACCACTACAGGGGATTTCTTTTTGCTCTGTCCATCTTCTTACACGACCAGGGTTTCCTGCAGTACCTGGAATATAGCGTTCACGATAGACTTCTTTGTAGCAAGTCCTTTCATTTACACCAGAAACTCCTCTCCTCACCCTTCCTACATGGCTATGGGGGTGACGTCCTCTGTGAGCCAGGGATACTACTTCTTCAGGGTGGTGTGCCAATGCTGCTCCTGGAGCAGTGATAAGGGCAGCTAGGATAAGGGGGATAGTTTTCATAATGATTCTCCGTCAGTGGTATTTATGTTGCCATCCTCATCCTTCTTAAGGAATCCAAAGGCTTCTTCTTTCTTGTCAGCTCTTTTCTTGTGTGCTAGTTTAGCAACACTTTCCATAACCTTCAAGGTGTCTTCAATGCTTCCTCCTGAGTCCTTAATAGGTTGATTTACAATGTGAAAAAGAGGCAGGAACTGATCCATTGCCTCCTGCATTTCTTCTGGACTTAGTGGTTTATCACTCATAGGTCTCCCTCCTGCCTGTGTTCAGAGTACCAAGCATCAAATTGTCCACCAGGATACCTGGCTTCTAGCTTTTTAATGTTCTCACCAATAACCTCATCCATTGTGAGATCCAGAGCCATCAGACATTGGGTAAGATACCAACAGACATCTCCTAGCTCACGCTTAAGGTGAAACTTAGTTTCATCATCAAAGGGTTTCCCTTGGAATACCAACTTCTTCACAATCTCCATAATCTCACCACCTTCACTGTTGATACCAACAGCACCAGTCATAAGACGCTCAATATTTGCTCCTTTCCTATCAAGGTCTAGGAGTCTTTCAGTAAGAGCAAGAAAGTCTTTACTTTCATCTGATGTAACTGCATCAACAAACTCACGATACTTTGCGAGATCAATCTTTTTCTTAGTCATAATGAATTCAATTCATACTACAATGTTAGCACAGTTTAGGCTTTCTTTCTAGCCTTAAGGGGATAAGCACGTTTTCTAGCTGGTGGGGCATCCCCCTCTCCTTTCATAAATTCTTTGTAGTTCTTCCCATACTTCATACGGGCATCCCTAGTTTTAAACTCCTTTTCTTGCTTCTCCATCTTGGGACCTTCAGACCGCATAAAGTCCTCATAGTCTCTGCGGGCTTCTTGGTAAAAGAAATTATCCATAGTTCTATTTAGAATGTAAAGTCACCAAATGATTTAGAGGAGGAAAACTTAGGCTCAACCTCTACATTTAGAATGTCCTCTTGAGCAGACTGCTCTACATCAAATAATCTCATCTTAGCTCTATCTATTCCAACTACAAACTTCTTATAGGTTGTTAGATCATTGTATCTGTTTTTGAGTTGTTTGACCATAATCTGTCCCATCTCATCCAGCTCTTCGGTAGAAATAAGAGCAAACATAAAGTCGGCAGTAGCAGGTAGACCAAAAGACTCAGACGTATCTGTAAGATCAACATCAGAATTAGCAAATCCTCCACGGGTAGTTTGAGTTGCACTCATTACTGGGAGATTATACTTCACAGCAAGTCCACGCAACTCTTCAGCAATCGCTTTCACGACTGTATATGAGTTTACATTACTTCCTGCTTTGTATCTAGCACTTGTGCAGATATTAAGATAATCCACAAAGACAATATCAGGCTTGAATGCTTTCTTCATACTCAGCTCTTTAATCAGGGCATCGAAGTGTCCAGAATGAGCTGAGGCAGTAGGGTATTCTTTGATATAAAGTTGTCCCTGTGTTTTCTTTTGTATCCCCAGCACCTTTGTTTCAAACATAGGCTTGGGGATATCAATTATGTCTTGGAGGTTGGTGTTGAGGAGGTTTGAGTCAATTCGCTCAGCAATTCTCTCCTCCGCCATTTCAAGAGTGATGTAGAGAACGTTCTTCCCTTGCAGGAGGAGGGAGCTAGCCAATGAGCACATGAATAGACTCTTTCCGACGCCTGTACCAGCAAGAGCGATGTTGAGAGTTTTATTAGGGATGCCGCCCTTCGTAATTTTGTCAAAGTAAGATAATCCAAAGGAGAGCCTTTCTTCTTTGAGGTGATAGAAGTCATATCGTTCGTTATAGTCCTGTAGGTAATTGTGGCCAATGTGAGCGTCAAAAGAGACACCTAACGCTTCCGACAGTAATTCAGGGATAGATTCTCTTCCCTTATCTTTGTCTTGTCCATCATGAATAGAAATGGATTCTAAGAGAGCGAGATAAACGGCCCTTTCTTTGCACCACTTCTCAGTCGTGTCCACCAACCACTGAGGGTCGTTTTCGTCCTTCTCAAGAAGGTTTCCTGCAGTGGATTGGATGGACTGGAAGTCTTCTTCACTGATTCCGTCGAGGGATTCGATGGCAACTCCCAGAGTATCGGTTGTTGGACATCCTCCGTATTTAGTGAAGTGTTCCTCAATGATTTCAAATAAGTTCTGTCCAGTGGATGTCTCAAAGTAAGACTTCTGTACATATGGTAAAACCTTTCTGGTGTATTCTTCATTGTGGATAAGTCCTTTAAGAATAGTTGTTTCTAGGGTTGTAATCATGAAGCATCATTATTATCAGTGAAGTACTGATGATAAACATCAGAACTCTCATGGCTCAATTTTAACATAAACTCCACTGTAGATCTATCCAGATCAGGGAATTTACTCCAATAATACTGTAGCTCAACCTCCGTAGGAGAAGGTTCCTCTGGCAATGACATCTAGTTTCTCCAGAACTTCAGGGGTAAAATAGTTTTCAGGGTTCTTGAGTATTTCTTTAGCATAGAGTTTCTTCCCATCAATTTCATATCTACCAGCTACATTCTTCCAGAGTCCACCAATCTCACCGAGTTCAAGAAGACCATAATATCGATCAAGGCCACGCTCATCATAATAAAGCTTAACTTCCACATCTTGATTTTCTTTGCTTAAACGCGACTTAGCAGTCTTTGCCTTGATAATGTTGCCAATGACTTCTTTTCCGTCTTTCTCCTTCTTTTTACTAAGATAGATAATGCTACTGGCAGCGTACTTAAGGCCGCTCCCACCGCCCATCTCTTTAGTAGGAACATAGGAACCGATGACATCATAAGTATGGTTTGTGACGATAAGGGGAACATTGGCTTGACCAAGTTTAAGAGTTAACATTCTGAATGCGCCTTTAACCAACTGAGATTTGGTCATATCCCTGACGTTCTTATCAGCTAAGGCGTCAGTGATTTCCTTCTCAGTTGATAGCATCCCAAGGGAGTCTAGCACAAACAGCATAGGTTGGCGTTTGTCCTCCTCCAATTTGAGATATTTATCTACACACTGCAGTGCTTTGGTTCTAAATTCTTCAATCGTTACAACATTGATGACAACCACTCTGTCGGTATCGATACCCCTGGAAGATAGTAGAGAAGGAGTAATAGCAGACTCAGTATCAAAGTAAAGCACAACAGCGTCTGGGTTACTCTCAAGGAAATTTCTGACCATCGCAAGAGCGAAGAAAGTTTTACCTGTAGATGACTCACCGGCCAGAGCAGTAATCTTATTAGCAGAAATACCGCCGAAGATACTACCAGAAACAAGAGCATTAAAGATATACGAACCAGTATCCACGTATTCCTCAACTTCTCTAATGTCGCTTGCCAGAGCTGCATGCTCGTCTCCAATGTCTTTGATAAGGTCTTTAATGAATGTCATGTGAGGGTGAAGTGCTTCAAGGGTTAGGTAGTATTCACGGGTATCTAGACCCCCGTGGTGTAAGTCGTAGTAGAGGTCTAATGCCTCCCATATAGTCATGAGAAGAAGGACTCTAGGGTGTTAGTCTCCTCTGTCTTCCAACCAATAGTATCTAGAATCATTTTGAGTGGGTCAATGAACCCTTTCTCAAACATTTTATCATAGTCCAAATACTGAGTTAACTCAAGTTCTTTGGGGAACTGACTGATAAAAGAGATAACGTTCTCTCCAATTGGGTTGGGTACCATTAGGAAGACGTATTTGATCTTCTCACCACTCATAATGAGGTTATACTTGTTAGTTAACTTCCTCTCTTTTAGTCGGTGGTTGAACATAATAGCCCCACGGATGTGCATCGGTGTGGACTTC